TAGAGATAATCTTTTCGTTGATGATGCTCTGGAACAATCTTTGACAGATTTACAACTAGAAGCCCATCTTCAAAAGTAACTGATCTAACTTCCGTGTCGTCGGATAGAGTCCAGGAACGATTAAACGACCGTTGAGCCAGACCCTGGTGAATATAGTTGTTTTCTTCATTTTTTTCATTCTTTTGACCTTCAATAAACAATTTACCGTCTTGCGTGTAAACATTGATTTCCTTCCTTTTAAATCCTGCTAGAGCAAGTTCAAGCCTGGATTCAACGTTACTGACCTGAACTAAATTGTATGGTGGATAATTTGATGTATCATGCAAACTGAAGACTCTATCAAAATATTCATCCAGTCCAATACTATTCCTATTTATTCTTTCCATCAATGCAGGAAGATCTGCAGCAGTATATCTGGTCATGTTCATTATAGTAGCTCCTTTTTAAGCGAGTTTGTGTTTTGTGGACCCTTACGGCATCCACTAATAATTATAACAGAAATCATAAAAAAGGAGGGTCGGAAACCCTCACTTGTTATTACGGGTATTGCGAATTGAAAACTGACAAGAGTTTTCCGTTCTGAATACCAACTAAAACATTTGAAGATGGATGAATATTACACCTTGAATACTAATAAAAGTATTTTGGGTTGAATACTAACGGAGACCATCTTCAACAATCATTTTTCTTAAAACACGCCAAATTTTTCTAGTATCCTTATCAACTTGCGATCTACTTTTTTTAAATTCTTGATAATCCTCTAATGACATTCCTGATACAATATTTCCATCAAATCCAGAAACAGATTTTCTCATCCAATGTTTATAATTTGATGCTGAAACACCTTGTCTCATATGATATGGCTTACATCCAAAATAATTTGATTTTACATATTTCCAATATGGAACACAATTAAAGTCCTTACGAAGACGAAGATCTCCATTCGGTCTAATAATAGAATGAACTAATGTATAAATTCTATTTGGTTTTTTAATTGTTTTAAGTTTTCCTTTTTTATCAAATTCAATTCCAATCATACTCAAAAGATTTTCATCACCTTCTAAATATTCTGCAATCTTTAATGAATATTTTTTAATCCACAGAGAAACCTGATCTTCATAATCATTTTTAAGTGTATTAAATCCATAACCACATGATTTAGCTTCATTAATATCATCATTTGCTTCTGAAATATAATCAAAAACATATTTATTTTTTTCTTGATATTCCGAAAGTCTTATTGGATTAAATTTTTTTAAAGAATTTAAGACATTAACATTATTGTTAATGAATTCATATATAGATTTTGTATCAATTTCATCTGATTTTTCATCACCATCAAATCCACAAAGTTTTCTTGCTTTAGGAGTTGATTTCTGAGGAAACAAAAGGACATCAATTTTCATGTCTTTTGCATTTTTGTAAAAATTTACCAACTTTTCCCAATCATAAGGTTGTGCCATAGTAAGTTTGTGAGATTCTCTTATGTGAGCATCTTCTACAACTATACAATCGCCACTTTTAATATTTGGGATCTTCAATTCTATTAAATTATCTAGTGGCAATTTTGGATAAAATTTTTCATTATGTCCATCATAAACATGGATTTTTCTATCACCAACATCTGCCACAAAAATGTTATTTGAAATTGTCATATTACAACCTGAATACTAATAATTGTATTTTGCTTTGAATACTTAATTAACTACAATTAATTTGTAGTTAATTATATTATAGCATAAAAAAAGAGAGTTGTCAACTCTCTCTTTTTGAATTCATTCATCAATCTTCTTCAGTTTTTTTCTTTTTAGATCCGATATTATATTTTGTTTCCAAAATCCAATCCTGCTTATCTTTATATGCAAGAACTTTAATCTGATTTAAAGGTGCAATATCGGCAATATTATCAGTATTGACAATTTGAATTAATCCCCAATCTGCAAGGAGTTGCGCAATACGATTTCTTCTTTGGACATCATTTACAGTAAGATTTGCATACTTTCCATCTAATGCAAATAATTCTTTGAAATGAACGAGATAATATCTACCTTGTTTATGAAGAATATGGCAAGATTGATAGATTTTCTTTTCCTTTCTAGATGCGACTCCAATACGTGTCAAAGTCTCACGAACTTTTAAAAAATCATCAGGTTCATTAAGAACCACTTCCACCATTTGTTCTGGTGACCATTTAACTTCTGGTTCTTTTACTACACTCATTTGTTTCCTCCAATATCAAATTTTGATTTAATAAAGTTAATTTGTTCTTGTGTAAGAATTTTCAAAGCTTGTTTTGCCTTCTCATTACTATAACCATAATAACGCTTGACATAATCAAGTTCTTTGATTTTATCTTGTCGGATCCAGGGAGAAAATCTCTTCTTTTTCCTCACAATATTTATAAGAAAATCATATTGAAGTTTTTTTGGTAAAAAACTATACATATTCAATTCATTAACAAACATAATGGTATCAATGTGTCCTGAAAGACATCGATTAATAATGTATGGAGGATATTCTTTTTCAATGGAAGGATCTTCATCTATCAAATTTTTTTTAGTCACATTGATAGAATTTAACCAATCTTTAAGTTCAATCATACAATCTTTCCTGCTAGTTCATAATTAAAAAGTAAAAGTTCTTTTCTACTTTTTTGTTCCCTCATATATTCTCCCACAGACCTCATTGTATATGTAAGATCAAATTCACCAACATTCCATCCATCAAAACGATCTTTTACTAATTGATCGGAATTATAACTAATCAATTGATCCATCTCACATGCAGAGCAATCAACTGCAAATTTATCATGATCAAAAGTTTTGTGCATAGATCCTTTATTTCCATAAAGATTATCTTTAATATCATATGGAGGATCAAGATATAGAAATGATTGCATATTACCATCCATCAAATAATCGTATGAGTAATTTGTAATCTTCCAATTCTTAATAATATCCGAATATGAATCTAGTTTTTCAATTCCTCTCATGGAAAAATTATTATCAGATGCCTGAGGGGAAAATGAGGATGATTCAGTAAGTCCACTAAAAGAGCATTTATTTACAATATAAAAACTTACTGCACGCTGTAAAGAATCTGTAAATTTAGATGGATGTGAAAGATATTCTTTTGATTCTAAAAATAAAACTTTTGCCTTAGTTGAATCATTATATTTTGATTTTAAATCTGATAGTTTACTTTTAAGATCGGGTCCAAACATCTGCAGTTGTTGCCAGAAGTTTACCAATGGTTCGTAAAGATCATTTACCCAAATATCAAGATGTGGATACTTTTTAGTAATATGAATAGCGACACTACCTCCACCAAGAAAAGGTTCACGAAACTCTTGATATTCCCTAAGATCTGGGAAATATGGATCCATTTTAGTGCAAGCACGAGACTTGCCTCCAGGATACCGCAATGGTGTTTTTAATTGCTTAAGTGGATCTTTCACAATATTGCCTCAATAGAGTTAAGAAGATTAGATGCATTAATGCTTTTTTCTTTCGGTTCTACATTAGTTGCCAAGATTTTATAGTCACCTTTCTGCAATTTGAATGTTGCTCCAGCACCATCACATTCTGTCCTAGAGTAAACAGTCTCCCAATCAGTATATCCAATAGTCATGGTTTTAGTATCTACCAGAAGCATATACTCAAAAGTTTTTTTAATATCTTCTTTTTGCAGAACCGTATTTTTTTTCTTGCCAGGACGCTTATTAATAAGGACCACTCGCTTACAATCTTGATTCTTGTTAAAAAGTCCAAGTGATCCTTTCATTTCATAAAAAATACCCGAAGAATCTACAAAATCTTTACCATCTTCATAGTCACCAACATATGTGAGTTGATCGCCCGACCATTTTGCAAAAGACTTCTCTTGAAGATAAGTTCGAAAAGTCTTAAATGCATTAGACTTCATTTGTTTTGTATTAGTTGCTTCTACACAACCAAAAAATTCATTTAAGTTAACTTTATTGATGTCAAACATTTTTTTAATAATATAAGTTAGTAAGAGTTACTTGAAATTACATTCAACCATAATTTCTGTTAGTGCCGCCAAAAGATTAATTTCTTGATCGGCAACAAATGCGATCTGATACTGATACTTAGCAACAATGAGCACAGCAGCAGGAATGCTAGCGTTTTCAAGGGATGTAAGAAGAGCATCGTAAATACGCCTAAGAAGTATACCAGAATCATTGTCCAGATTATTGACGACCCATTTACGAACTTCAGTAAAGTTTTTATTTTTGAGATTTTTGATGAGATCACTTGTAGAGATTTCAGAAAATGATGCAAGAATTCCTGAATCGATTTTGCCACTGGTAGAGTATTTTTGGGTTTCATTTAGAACACGTCGAAAATCGGGAAAGTGCTTGGATACGAGTTCCGCAATGACTTTTTCATCATACTCAACTTTTTCTTTATCGCAGATAGATTGCAATCTCTGGAAAAAACTCTCAGCAAGTTGAGTTCGTTTCTTTCCTTTGACTGTAAAATCAATGACTGCACATCGGGAGTGGAGAGGTTCAATAATTTTGTTTTTGTAGTTGCAGGTGAAGATGAACCTACAGTTGTTATAAAACGTCTCAATATTTGCCCGTAGGAGGAGTTGTACGTCGTTTCCTGTGTTATCTGCTTCGTCAATGATGATAACTTTGTGTTTTGCAGACGAAGA